CTGTTATAGTTGCCAAGGCCAAGTTTGATAGGGCATCTATGACTGCCGCACCAGAACCTGCGCCGTCCATGTAAACGATTGCGGACTTACCGTTTTCTATCGTTATATTGGCACCACTCCCTTGGGTAAGAATAACTGAATACGGTCCACTGGATCCTGAATCTGTGGTTGCGTTAATCATAATAAAATAAGCAGCCGTCGTATTTGGAGCCACCGTAACTGTATTGTTACCTCCTAGCGCACCCGTGAATTTAATCACGCGATACATACCAGTCTGCAGGTTTTCAGTTCCTGATCCCGGAGATGCTTCTCGAACCGTAAGAGTGTGCGTGGTTCCAGTAAGAGCGAACGCGCTATAAGCAACAATTCGGTCTAAAATATCCAGATTGTGGTTGGTAGTCGTTCCCCACGCACCGGACTGTTCTCCAGATCCGATTTTTTCGATGCCAAAACTAGTCGTGTATGAAGATGCCATAGCTTTTTCCTATGCCGCTATTTTTGTCCAATCCGGCGTTTGTGTGGTGCTTATTTCAGAGAAATCCGAGGTTTGGGAAGTATCTATAACACTCCAAACAAGTGCATTATTGGCAATTCCTTCAGCAGACACCCCGTCTACGCTGAACGCAAAGTTCACTTGAACGGAACCGACGCCACTTGCTGCTGAAACACCCGTAACAGAAAGATTGGAATTGGTTACTGCTGTAGCACTTCCAATTGCGCTAGCAGCGGAAACACCAGACACCGCCAGAGTTACAGAGGAGAATACAGAAGCAGATCCAATCGCGCTGGCCGCAGATACCCCTGTAACACTGAGGCTGACTGGGAGGCTAACGACAGAAGTTCCAATAGCACTGGCCGCAGATACACCTGTAACAGTTACCGGAAGTGGACTATTCCACGTTCCCGAGTTCCAGGTACTTCTATCCCAGCCAGTGATAAGAGCCATTATGCAATCCTGATTATCGCGTTATTGGCGTCATTTGCCGGAAACTGTATTGTGAAATCTCCTGCGCTGGATGATTTATCACCGCCGAAGTTGATGACCGCGACCGCAGGGTCCGCAGCATGGTTGGTCGTTGATCCTGTACCAGCGGAACTCAGAGTGCTGTTGTAGATCAAAGCCCCTCTGGCGCTGGAAATAGTCGATGTTGACCATGTGCTATCAGCAAAATCCAGATACGCGGTAGGCACCGAACTACTGTTATCGGCCAAGGCAAGTGTCACGCTTGCCAACGTATTCCCGCCTGCCGTGTAAGCTGTGCCACTAACCTCGTTGCTAGTTGTATAGCCGGTTGTATCCGCGTCGATGGACGAGCTATCCGTGAACATCGCGATCTTGAACGTATCCGCACTGATTGCACTGGATCCAGTTCGTGTATGTGGGGTCCAGAAATGGATCCCCGCCATCGCCTCCGTCTTGAAAGTTCCGCACATAGCGGATGATCCAACTGCCATTACAGTCTCCTTATAATCTCGGCCATATCCTCATGGCCTTGCTGCTTCATGTGTGCCCAGATTGTGGTTCGCTCACTTTGAGCCACCCTTTTCATATAAAAAATTAACACCTCTTTCAATCTATCTCTGTGGGCCATCGCCTGATCCCGTATAACAGGGGGGGCGTCTTGGGAAACCACCATAATCTTGTTCATAGCCATCTCAGCTATTTCCTCGGGAGAATGTCCTCTATTCTCGGTAGCGAATACTAAAACATCATTTAGCTGAGAAGAACCAACCGAATCAAACATTATTGCACGGCCTTCCGGACCCTGTCGTAACGGTACTCATCACGGGTTTGTTTACCCTCGCCTAAATTCTTGAGCCATTGAATAGATTCAATAAATCTGTCCGTATACTCTTTCTGTATATCGGCCTCCCCCTTCATAAAAAGGTACGCCTCGCACAGGCTTCCGTATAAAAGGCACAGTTCCGCGTTTGTCCCCAACCAGCTTGTGCCATCGCCGCTTGTGGTTATAGAAGTCGGACGGTAAAAATAATGCACTTCCATGGTGTAGTTGCTGTCTGGAGTAGGAGCCAACAGGAATGTTTCCTCATCCCAGTCGGCGTAATACTTAGGGGTCCCTGTTGTTGCTGGATTAGGGGTGTAATCCTGCAACATAGTTGCCTGCTTATAAAGAAGAAATTCTTTACTAGATGAGTTTATAACGCTCAAAGAGTTCTGGGATAAGAAGTCTGTCGGCTTGGACAGGTACTGATTTCCAGAAGTGGCAGACCCTTGGGAAGACTTTCTAAAGACATCTAACTGGCATTCTTTCAAAATACGCTCTTCAGCATTCAAAATAAATCTCGACAACTGACTGTCAAAAGTGGTTTCCGTATTTTGAGTGTAATCCTGGATAGCAGTTTTTAGTGTAGTGAAAGTGAAAGCCATGTCATGCACTCACGGTTACGGGGCCCGCAGAGGCGTCCCCACCGCCACCTTTTACGCTACCCGTTGTTGCGGTTCCGCTACTTGCGGCAAATGTATAATTGTCGTCATCAACCTTGGTTATAGAGTATCCATCGGAGCTTTCTATGGTACCCGAGGAAAACCCGTCAAAAGAACTCACGGAACGGAATCTAACAGTATCTCCCGTGCTTCTCCCATGTCCCGGTTCCGTAACTGTTATGGTAGCTGACCCACTGCTTCCGGAACGAAACGAATTAAAAGCAAGAAGGACGGTAACCGCAGGCTCCGTTCTATCTGGGCGAGCATTGCGAAGAGCCTGGGGGTCCCCGGTGGTCTTTATAGGATTTAATTGCGGCTGTTTTGCCTCCCATTCATCCTTCCCAACAAGAAGTCCGGTCCATTCCTTACGCATGTGACGTAATCGGTAAGCCGCACCGGAACGATCCGAAATACCCATTGCATGTTTATCAGAGGCATATTTGGCCATCAGGACACCGCACTTACAAAGAGGCGTAGTAAGGGACTAAGTTAAGACTTGCTATATCCCGGTCTTCTTCTGCTGCACGGGTAAACTCTTCTTCGTACAGTCCTTTTAAAATCTGTATTCTTTCGGGAGCTTTCTTCAGGGATATGTAATAGGCCAAACCCGCCGCCAAGCACGGGTAAAAACGAAAAGGTATCTCGGTAGTATTTACCGCAGCATCCACATCATCTATCCGGACCAGCCGATCATAAATAAAAATATCGGTACTGTTCTCGGGAACGGGCCAAATCTTGACAACAGGTGTTATCTGGCGATCCACGTAAAATTGGATGGGCCTCCCCGTAGTAGTTTTGGTAGGGATGTTTAGATAGGTGTCCCGAGTTATCCTTGCGATAGATATATCGGAACCACTACGCCTTATTACCCCGGTCAAAACATCAATAGTGGCCTGGGTATCCTCTAAACTTGGGCTAGACGAAATTGTCGTACTTGCCCCGCTGGTGCCCCCAGTTATGGTTTCCCCGGAGGTAAAGGTTCCTGATGGAACGGTAACCGTTATTGTGGTGGAGGTGGGTTTTGTAATTATGGAAGCCGTGACCGCGCTAGTTCCACCCGTAATGGTTTCCCCAACGCTGAGACTTCCGGAATCCCCAACAGTCGCTGTGATAGTACCTACTGGATATTCGGATATTCCGGAGGCTACTGTTTGGCTTACCTGCTTAATAGTCCAACGATTTAAGCCACGGTTAGCCCAGTCCGAGAACAATAAATTAAGAGACCTTCGAGCCGTGGCGGAATCATAACCTGTCCGAAACTCCAAACCACAACGTTCAAAAGCCTCTTCTATATAGTCTGCTACATTAGGTTCAAAATCCTTAGATCCGGAGACAGCCATTGTATTTCAAACCTTTCACCCTAACCCCAAAGAGCAGTCTTTATGGCAACCCCCCCAAGTGGCCTAAAACCAACCGCTCATTCGTCTTAGTATTCTTTCAGGCAGTAAATAACCACGGAATAAGTGTCACCACTAGTGTGACCTACCGTAGTAAATTGAACATCCCCCGTTTTCCCTCCAGAAGCTGCCACGTTAGGCAATCCGCTAATGTCCGAATAATCAAGAGTATCTGAATAATCAGCAGGAAGCTGTGCCGCAATAACGTCAGTGGAGGCATCCCAAAGGATCTTCACGCCCATTCCGACGTTAGTGAACACGATCTTCTTGATCCTAACACCAGTGCAAGCTGTTCCATCTTGACGAGAGGAAAGGGCGGAAACATCTACTTTTGTAACCGCCGCCTCTCCACTACCGTCGCTGGTATTGGTGCAGTAGATTATTCC